TCCGGATCGTCTGGATCGGCGAACACCTTCAACCTGGGCGCCGATAACGGCGAATTCTTCGGGTGGAAGACTGTCCTGAATGAGTATCGAAAAGTAAGGTGGTGATTCTATGTCCTTCGGAAACGCAAGCGCAGAGCGCGCCGCGATCGAAATGACCTATGAAGACACCGCCACGGTATCAAGAACCACGCCACAGAGGGGTCAGAACGCTATTTCGGCGTCTGATCCTTCTGTGATTTATTCTGGTATCATTTGCGCGCTTTCGTATACAGGTTCAAACAGTAGCGGACAGACAGACGCAGAAAACAACGTCGATTATGACGCTGTCATTTTCGCCGGACCTGACCTTTCGATCCTTCCTGGCGACAAGATCGTCCTGAAACGCTTCGGGCGTGACGATCCTTCCAGTCAGAAAGACCTGAACTTCGCGGTCGTCGGTCGTCCGGCCGTATATGCAACACATCAAGAAATCAAGGTGAAGGACGGTGATCTGGCGTGAGCGTGGACAATTCTGAACTGGTGGCCTTCCAGAACCAACTTCAGGCCCTGGAAAACGACATTCCTGAAATTATGGATCAACTGGTCGTCGGTGAAGGACGCTACGCGCGCGATCAGGCCCGTAAAATCTGCAAAGAAGAAGGCATTGTCAACACTGGCGACTATCGCCGGAACTTCAAAAGCGGAAAAAAGGCCATTCGTGCCGGTCGTGCCTACAAAATAGACGTCTTTAATAATCTTGACTATTCGAAGCCGCTTGAATACGGCTTCAGAAGTCACTTCGTCCCTGGTCACTGGGAAGGAAGTTCCTTCGTATACCAGAAAAACGATCCTGAAGGCGGAATGTATGTGGGACCGCCTGGCGGCTTCGTCCGTGGCCACTTCACCCTTCTTCGCGCTGTGAAGCGCACCAAAACAACCCAGGCGGCGCGCCTTAACCGGAAAATGGATAGGATCATTAAGGACCGCCTGAAATAACGGAGGTGAACCGAATGACCCTGAACGACTTCCTGGAAGCCGTCGCCGAAAAACTTGTCGGTCTGTGGTCCGATCGCCACGTTTTCGTCAACGAAATCCCGAAGGATTCCGACGGGAACTTCTTTGTCGGTATGATTGAAGCGTCCCAGGAAAAGAAACTGGACAGGCGCCGTCGAAGGACGGTCCAGTTCGAAGTTCTGTATTTCCTGGCTTCGAAGGATAATATGAAGTTCAACGAATGGGCCGAAACCATGTTCGACGAATTCGAATCCCTTTCGGTTCACGAAAAAACGGAGGTCGTCGACGGTGTCGAAACCGACGTCCGCCGAACGATCCGCCTGACGAATATCAGCGCCAGGAAGGACGACGATCAACGCGTCTTCCAGTTCCTTTTTGACACTGACTTCTATTTCGTGATCACACCGGAAGTCATTCCGACAATGTATTATCTGGACCAGAACAACACGATCAGATCGGAGGTTATAACGTAATGGCTACAAAGAAGAAAACGGACGCCGTGGTCGACCAGGCCGCGCCCGTTTACAGCAAAGAACAACTGGTCAATTCGAAAACGCTTGGCCTTCCCAGGGACGCCGTGGCGGCGATCCTGAAGGACGGTCAGCAGTATACACGGGAACAGGCGATTCAGCTTGTAACCGAATTTCTTGAAAGGAAGGTGTAACCTATGCCTATTGGTGGAGGTACTTTCACAGTACAGAACAAGATTCTTCCTGGCGCTTACATTAACTTCGTAAGCATGGGAACCAACGCCAAAATGGGAAGCCGTGGCGTCGCCGCCCTTCCCCTGGAACTTAACTGGGGACCTGAATCCCAGATCTTCGCAATGACCGCGACTGACTTCAACGCGTCCAGTCTGAAGGTCTTCGGTTACGATCCCACTGACGCGAATATTCTTCTGGTCCGCGAAGCGCTGAAGCGCGCGAAGACCCTTCTGATCTACCGCGTGAATGGCGGTGGCGCGAAGGCGTCCGCAACCGTGGGCGGAATGACCGTGACCGCAAAGTGGGGCGGCACACGCGGAAATGACATCAAGGTCGCAGTGATCACCAACGTCGACGACGCGACAAAGGTCGACGTCGTGACCTATCTTGACGATATGGTCATGGACAGCCAGACCGTCGCAAAGGACGGCGGCGCCGCGTCCCTGGTGGCGAACAACTTCGTAACCTTCGGAACTGCCGCGTCCCTGTCTATCGCAACCGCGACAGCGCTGACTGGTGGCGCGAACGCCGAAGTCGTGGCCGCAAACTACACAGCCGCCCTGGTGGCCTTCGAAGTCGAATCCTTCAACGTGATCGGCTATCCTGGCACTGATGAAGACATCAAGTCCCTTTTCGCCGCCTTCGTGAAGCGTCTTCGCGACGACGAAGGTCGAAAGATCGTCGGTGTCCTTTACCAGTACGACGGCGACAACATGGGCCTGATCAACGTCAAGAACGGCGTCGTTCTTACGAACGGAACTGTTGTGACCGGTGATAAGGCTGTCGCCTGGGTGACTGGCGCTTCTGCCGGCGCGGAGGTCAACGAAAGCCTGACGAATACCGCCTACGACGACGCTGTGGACGTCGATATTAAATATACGAAGTCCCAGTTCGAAGCCGCTATCCAGGCCGGCGAATTCGTCTTCTATGCCGACTATGGCAAGGCGCGCGTCCTGACTGACATTAACAGCCTGGTAACTATCGGCCAGAATATGTCCGCCGACTGGACTTCTAACCGCGTTGTCCGTGTCATGGACGGGTGGGCGAACGACGTCGCCCGTATCTTCGGCGATTCTTATATCGGCCTTGTTACCAACAGCGACACCGGCCGTCAGCTTTTCAAGGCTGATCTGGTGGCCCTGGCCCTTCAGTATCAGTCTATCGACGCGATCAGCAATTTCGACAGCGCCGATATTACCGTAAACCAGGGCGACGGCAAACGCGACGTTTCCGTCGACTGTGCGCTTCAGCCTAACGACAGCATGGAAAAACTTTACATGACTGTCGTCGTAAATTAAGAAAGGGGTGACAGACAATGAAAACTTTGAACGCACCTGATACCATTTCCGGAAAGGAAGGTCGCGCATACGCGAAGATCAACGGCAACAATGAAGAATTGTTCATGGCGAAGACTATCGAAGCCAACGTCGAAAAGAGCAAGTCTGAAATCAAGGCGATCGGAAAGCGTATGACTGGCCACAAGACCACTGGCGCGAACGGCGCCGGCTCCATGACCCTTTACTACATGACGCCCCTGTTCCGCGCTATGATCAAGCAGTGGAAGGAAACCGGCGTCGACGTGTATTTCGACATGGTGGTCGAGAATGACGACCATGAATCTTCCGCCGGTAAACAGTCGACCCTTTTGATCGGCTGTAACCTGGATTCTGTTGTCCTGGCAAAACTGGACGGCGATTCCGACGACGCACTGGACGAAGACGTCGACTTCACTTTCGAAGACTTCGACATTCTGACCCCGTTCGCGAAGATTTAACGACACACTTCAAAGGAGGATAAAAACATGGGTAAACTTCAGGAATTCCTTATGGCAAATGAGGAAACAGTACAGGCAACAGCGGAAGTCGCGGTCAGCGGCTTCCCTGTTCCTTTCACGATCAAGTCTATCACAGAGGGCGAAAACAAGGCCCTTCGAAAGTCCTGTCAGAAGGTGACCTTCGACAAGAAGACCCACCAGAAGACCACGGACACCGATCAGGACCTTTACAATAACCGCCTGGTTATCGCTTGCACCGTCGACCCCAACTTCAAGGACGCGGACCTTCAGGCGAAGTATGGCGTCATGGGCGCCGAAGCGCTGATCGACGTCCTTCTGAAGCCTGGTCAGTTTATCGACCTTCTTCTGGGTGTCCAGGAGATCAACGGGTTCACCGACGACGTGAACGACCTTCGTGAAGAAGCAAAAAACTAATAACCGGTGGGGGTGATGATAGCCAGGCGGACGGTGAATCTGTCTATGCACATTACGCCCTTCACCGGTTGAAAATCCTTCCCAGTCAGCTTGTGGCCCTTCCCCTTCGGGAACGGGCCTTTATCTATGCCTCGATCGACCTTCAGATCGAGAAGGAAAAGAAAGAAGCGAAGAAAGCGAACCGGAAGGGAAAGAAAGGAAGGTGATGAACTGTGGCCGGAGTAGCTACACAAATGACTATTCGTGACGGTATGACTTCCAAACTGCGGAAGATCACCACCGCCCTTTCCAGAACGAACCGCGCCCTGGAAGTGACCGACAGCCTGTCGGACCAGGTAAACCCTGGCGCGAATTTCGACAGGGCGTCTTCGGCCGTCAGTCGCGCTTCCGGTCAGGTTGATAACTTCAACCGTAAACAGCAACAGGCCCAGGAAAAAGCGAAAGGCGTCGCGAACGCCTGGGGAAGCGTAAAAAAATATATTGGTTCTGCCCTGGCGGCGATCAGCGTCCAAAAGATTATTGATCTGGCGGACACTATGACCACGACCAGGGCCAGAATCGATCTAATGAACGACGGTCTTCAGACCACGGACGAACTTCAGTCTATGATTATGGCGTCCGCGAATCGTTCACGCGCGGCCTATCAGACAACCGCTGACGCCGTTTCCAAAATGGGTATTATGGCGAAGGACGCCTTCGGAAGCAACGCCGAACTGATCCAGTTTACAGAACTGATTAACAAACAGTTCACGATCGCCGGCACATCTGCCGCCGGCGTGGACGCGGCTATGTTACAGCTTACCCAGGCCATGTCTTCCGGTGTCCTTCGTGGTGAAGAACTGAACAGCATTTTTGAACAGGCGCCTACAATCATTCAGACGATCGCCGACTATCTGGGCGTCCCTATCGGACAAATTCGCGCTATGGCCGCCGAAGGCCAGATCACTTCAACGATCGTCAAAAATGCCATGTTGTCGTCTGCTGACGAAATCAACGCGAAGTTTAACGCTATGCCTATGACCTTCGCCCAGGTCTGGACCCTGGCGAAGAATATCGCCCTGGAAGCCTTCGGGCCTGTTATCCAGGCGATCGGCGCCGGCGCCCAGTGGATTTATGAAAACTGGTCCACTATCGCCCCGATCTTCTGGGGCCTTGCCGGCGCGGCTATCGCTTACGCGGTGGCCCTGGGTATTCAGACCGCCGCGACATGGATCGCGAATGGCGCCGCGAAGGCCTTCTTCGTGACCCTTCTGTCGAATCCTTTGTTCTGGATCGCCCTTGCGGTCGGCGTCGTAATCGCCGCCCTTTACAAGATGATCCAGGCCGTCGGTGGCGTGAAGAACGCCTGGGAAATCTGCAAGGCGGCCCTTGTGGTGGCCTGGACTGCCCTGAAGGTGGCCTTCTTTGCGGTTTACAACTGGATCGCGAACCTGATCGACAAATTAAAGTTATGTTGGCAAAAGGCCGGAACGGCCATAGCTAACTTCATGGGCGATATGAAGGTCAGCGTTTTAACGGTTCTTCAGAACATGATTAACGGCGCGATCGGAATCATTAACGACTTCATATCCCTTCTGAACAAGATTCCTGGCGTCAATATCAGCCTGATCGAACAGGTGACCTTCGCCACGACAGCGGCCGCCGAAAACGAAGCCGCCAAACAGGCAAGGGCCGACGCCCTGAATCAGTATGAAGCGGACATCAAGGCCGCCCAGGCAGAACGCGACGCCACATATTCAGCGGCGAAGCAAGAACTTGCCGACGCTACGGCCCAACTGTCCGAAACCTACGCAAACGCCAGAGCCGAAGCCGCCCAGGCAAATTCTGACGCCGGCGTGTCCGACTGGAATACTGACCAGTATGACGTCGGAAACGTGGACAGTGTCGGATCGGTGGGTTCTATCGAAAGCGACGTCAATATCGCCGACGAAGACCTGAAATTCCTTCGCGACGTGGCCGAAATGCGCTATGTCCAGAACTTCGTCACTTTGACGCCTACTGTGGCGGTGGACGCCCAGATCAGCGAAAAAGTCGACGTCGACGAAGTCGTCACCAAGATCGAAAAGAAACTGGAAGACGAATTCACAGCGGCGGCGGAAGGGGTGTATAACTAATGAGCAACTACAAAATGACCCTGATCGTCGGGGGACGGGAAAT